GATGCCCTATATCAAGAGACAACTCAAAAACTGGCTTCTTATATTACTCTACTTGAATATAATAACTTTATTTGCAACAACGCATATTTAAACGCGCTTCATGGTTTTAATGAAATGCCACAAACGGCAAGAGAACACACAATTATGTTATTCGGAAGAATTATCAAAAAAACTAACAGAATTGACAGCTTACTGCAAGAAAATGCAAGAAATATCAGATTTGTTCAAAAATATAACAAAAAAGCAATAAACCACTACATAACAGAAAGAGAGGACTTAGAAACAAAGAAAAAACTGATAAACGAATTCAAAAAAAAATTACGTCTGGACTGTTTAAATGCCCGTCAATCAGAACTAAAAAAGAGGTTACAATATGCGCTCTTGGAAGCAAAAAAACAAAACTGGTATCTCGTATTCGGGACGCTCTCAGTCGACGATCATAACTATGAAAATGTGTTTCAAGAAAAATCAACCGCATGGACTGATTATATTCGAGCCGTTGATAGAGCCATTGGAATATCCGTACATGGAAACTGGCGAGGAGCTGTTGAACAGCGTAACTCCGGAAATGACTTCCATAAATACTTCGCAGTAGTCGAGCAAGGCGGTAAAACCGGAAGGCTTCATATACACGTAATTCACATGATGAAAAAACTACCTCTCGACGCAAAAGACCCTAATAACGGGATGACCCAACCAATAAAACAAAACATCGAATGTTTCAGAAAATATTGGCCACATGGATATGTATCCCTCTGGAAGGCTATGCGAACTTCAAACTCAGACGCATTCGGTCAAGCAAACTGGCGATGGCCTGTACAACAGGAAATTAAAGACGGCAATATAAATTATAAACCGCTACCGATCGGCGGAATAATGAGAGTAGTAAATTACGTCGGAAAATACATTACAAAAAATTACCTTAACCAAAAACAAGGGGATATAAAATGGCGAACGAAAATGTCACGAAAACTGGGACTAAATCCAATACAAAAACTGGCCAACAAACTAACGACAACACAACTTTACAATCTACTGAAGATAAAATCGAACATCAAATTGTTCCAGAAAACAATCCCGACGGGAATACTCAAAAGAGTGATATTCAAAAAGTGGTTGAACCAGAACTTGTCGACGAAGAATACTATCAGGAGACTTATGGCTCTAAAAAATCTCGAATCAAAGGAAAATGTCTTAAAGCGTTTCGAAAATTCGACCCTAAATCAACTAACGTCCAACCCGCTGAAATGTGGAAATATCAGGATGATGACTACATACAAAACGGTAGATTTTAACTATCAGGAAATAATGGATAAAATATCAATCGAATTATACGGCGAAAACCCAACACAAAATCCCCCCGCTGCCGTCGGGGGGGCAACTATAGGTGCTTATTATGGATAATCAAACATCTCTTGAAATATCTGATTTATATCGTCGATGGTATTCAATATCAAAAATAATATCCGACGGAACAAATCCAAAAAGATTAAAAAAATTAACAGGCGAATTAATTAAGGATACAAAAGGCTTTATAAAAAAAACAAGGTTCCAGAATGATTGTTGATATGCTCGATATCTCAAAAATACTCCTTGACATTCTTCAAAATTATCAATATTATATAGAAAGAAAACAGCTAGCAGAAAAACTAAATGATCTTGAAAAAAGAATTGAAAAAATCGAACATCTAAATAAAGGGCTAAAAAATGAAAAATAAAATCAATTACGAAATCGCAAAATCAGCTATGCAGTTAATCGCTAACACTGGTAAACAAGGTCACCTCGCAATGATCGGAGTTTCTCAAGCAGATTTTGATATGTTAACAGGCCAACTTCCTCTCACGCAAGGCGAACGCAATCGCGCACATAATACATTAGGTGCTCTTCTTAACGTATCATGCGATATCATCGGGGCACCTCGCTTTACACTACCGGCTGAATACGTGGCCGCCGGTATCGCTTTATTCGTAGCACCTATAAACGCTCAGGCACTCTGCCGCGTCATGGAAAGGTCACCATCCGCAGGTGAACTTGCAATAAACCAAGGTTATGAAAATTGTTCTGCTGAACAGTTGTTCGCGTTAGTCGTATCACTTTATGGAGATTCCGGAACCAATGAAGCTAAAGAAATTTTCGAGACAAAAACATCGCTTGCTATTGAAAAAACAGCCGTTATTGTTTAAAACAATTGCTTTAATTATGTACCTACGGGAGAAAAAATAATGAAATCAAACAAAAAGAAAAAAGCAACCAAAGTATTCTACGTCGGGGGTTATCGTGCTTAAATTACCCCCGATCAAGATCAATCATAAAGTAGTCTTAGTCGGTATTCTATCGGTACTTTCAATCGCAGTCCCTCAATATGCCGCATATCTTGGGGCTGTACGCGCAACAATCGAACAAAATCAAACTTACAATGCACAACTACCGGCCATTGAAATTGGTCAAGGTGGATGCTCACATATACAAAAAATAAAGGAATAAAATGACTACTTATACTCAAGATGTCGATCATGCTTTATTAGCAATTGAAAAATATCTGAAAGAAAATAATGTAGATGAAAAATTAAAAGAATTAATCAATAAACTTGAAATATCAATTAATGAATATATGACAAACTATTAGAGGTGAATATGGATTCAAAAATAGGCTATAACGATGTCAACGATCAAACAAGATGGCCATACGATCTCTCGCAGTGGTCACACCTCTGCGGTAATATTGGTGGCCTTCAAACTCTCGCAGTATATCCAACTCTCCCGGGAGACAGTTTCGAACTTAACGCAAAAATGCAGTTCAAATTCTCTCCGATGGTACGTTCCCTCGCTCAAGATGCTATTATCGACCTCTTTGCCTTCTGGGTTCCTCACCGTCATATTTATACAAACTGGGCTGATTGGCTCAAGGGCGGTTATGATGAAGGCGTAACTCTCGGCTCTCTTACATTATCAACCGGTTCTATGTCCGTAACAGGTCGTCATTATCAAGGGTCTGTCACAATACCCACATGGGCACTGGCTGGCTATTCAAGAATTTATAATCGTTATTTCAAAGTACCTCAAGATGCAGACATTGCTGACGATTATCTTCTTACCGCTTCAAGCGCTGAACGTCTTGGCGGTGTAGCCTGTGCATATCCTAAAGCCATCTGGAACACTGGTGTGGTTGACAACCTCGCATCAGCAGATAGAGACTATACTGTTACCGGTTCCGTAGTAGATTTACCGGACTTTGCTTTACAGCAGGCACGTCTCGAAACAGAATTAAACCGCGACTGGTTCTCTGTCCGCTATCAAGATTTACTCAAAAATACTTGGGGCGGTGACGCCAATATTGACGCAGATCAGCGTCCCGAACTTATCATGCGTAATACCTCTTGGCTATCCGGTTGGGACGTCGAGTCCACCGACCAGGCTTCTGTAGGCTCATACACTGGCCGGGCCGCAGGTATCGGAGAAATAACAATCCCACGCAAATTCATTCCGGAACATGGTGCTATTTGGATTATGGCTCTCGTCAGATTCCCTCCTGTATGTACAGATGAGTGCCACTTCCTTACAACACGTCCGGAACCTACTTATGCAGAACTTGCCGGAGACCCGGTTATTATTGAAAACAGTGAACCAATTGAACTTCAGGCCAATGACTTCTTCGGTGATGGTGGCTCAACTGCATTAAACCGAATCCCATACGGTCAATGGTACAGAACACAACCTCACTTCGTTCATCAGAACTTCGTTGAACTTACAGGCCATCCTTTCATAACTACTCCGTCAACGTTGACTGAAACAAAATACATCACGTATCTTACTTATCAGGATATGTTCAGAAATACCAACCTTCTCCAGTGGCACGCAAGCGGATATATCGACTGTACGGCAATGCGTGTAATCCCGCCGCCGAAGGCAAGTATCTACGCTGGAACCAGAAAATAAGGACTAAAAAATGGAAAACTTAGAACATCTCGGCAATCATATTGTAATGGGCACTCCAACAGAAAAATTAATTACAAATGCTATGGTTGACGCTGTGGATACAACAGTTACATCAACCGCAGTATCACCTCATATCCGTTCGGCAACAGTACGCGACGATTATATTATCGAAAATTGGCGTTCTGTTGCAACTGATTTAACTCTAACTGCACAATTCAAATACGCCTTCGGTGTATTCTTATCAAATTCATTAAATCAATCTCAACCTAGAATGTATTGTTGCAAAGGTACATTCAACGTCATAGTTAACGAATCGAATCAATTCACAAGAGTAATTCCAATATTCGGTAGACTTGGTTCAGCAACTCCAGTGGCTTCCGACGCCGCCGTATCAAATACTCTAACAAATTATATTGTATTACCAACAAGGTCAAACATCTATGGCGGTCTTAACTCCGCAACAGCAGGTAACTTGATTGCAATCAACGTCGATGAAACCGTAGTCATAAGGGATTCAGCTTTAACGGATAATTATCCCGTATTCTTCGGCTTCGTCATCGAAAACTGCGCAACCGCTGTAGATACAAATCTCGACTTCTTAAATTCAACAGTCATGCTTAGAACAAACATCGGCCATCCAATCGCAACATTCGCTGGAGTATAAATGAACTTCCCTTTTAATAAAAAAGGCTTCTTAGGCGCAATCGGCTCTTTCCTTGGGAATGTCTTAAACAAAGGCGCAGAGTCGGCCGCATCCGTCGTCGGCGGTGCCGTAGGCTCAAAACTCGGCGATAAAATAAATGGTGTACCATCCGCATTATCGGCTTCAGAACAAGGCCAACAGGCTAAAGAATACATGGACGCCGCATATGGGGGCACTACAAACTGGGACCGCCTCGGAGCTGGTGGAGGCGGAGCTCCTAGCTCAACATCTGGCCAAAATATCGAACAAATGAAAATCAAAAACGAAAACAAAATGCAGACACGTGAGCTCGTCACACGATCTCAAATAGCCGATAGGCAAAATCTTACTCATCTTATCAGCTCTGCAGCTAGCCTTGGTATACCTGCCGTCAATGAACTCGTAAACACTTATCGCGGTGCTAAAGCAACCGACTATGATAATCCCAATGTTCAAGCAAGAGAACTTCTGCCCGCAAAAAAACACGCTGAAATATCTTCCGGAAATCTTGCTCAATCTCAAGTCGCTGGCCATGATGCCCGCTCAAAAAGGGCTAACGAAATCATTGATTCTGATATACACTCTAAATATTATGGTTCTGCTTCTTCCGCTGCTGCAACTACCGCTAAATCCTTCGGCGGTAATCTCGCAGACGCCCATAAAAATGCCTTCGAAGGTATGAAAAAAGGACTTACTCCTATACAAAAACTACTTCAATTATACAAAGGCGATAACAAACGTCCCGCACGTTTCAATATCGCTCCCTTAAAATACAAAAATAACGATCAGGACGTATTCAAAAGAAAATTACAACATGCACACACTAAATGAGATTCAAACATATGATGTACGCGGCTTTCAAGAACGAGGTATCACTAAAACAGTTGCTGCCTACTATGGAGTTAAAGTTAGTTATGCAGAAGATGGTACTATCAGTAGCCACTTCTATCCTTATACTAAGAACGGTCAGACAGTTGCATACAAAGAAAGAAAGTTACCTAAGAAGTTTAACATCCACGGAGACTTTAAAGATGTACAATTCTTCGGACAGAGTGTATCTTCTGGAGGACGACGGATTGTTATTGCCGAAGGTGAGCTAGATGCATTGGCAGTTGCTCAAGCACAGTATGATAAGTATCAAAGATTCTATCCAGCTGTAGCCGTACCCTCAGCAAGCTCTAAGTCATTGATCCTTGAACAACGTGAGTGGCTAAGATCTTTTGATGAGGTAGTTCTGTGCTTTGATCAAGATGAACCCGGCCAAAAGGCAGCACAAGAAGCTGCTAAAATTATTGGTTATGATAAGGTTAAACTAGTTACGCTACCTGAGAAAGATCCATGTGATGTACTAATCAAGCATGGCTCGCCAAAGCTAATGCAGTGTATCTTTGATGCTAAAGAAATGAGTCCTGCAGGTATTGTTAAAGGTGAGGCTGTATGGGAACAGTTTAAACTTAAACAGTCTATCACATCTTTACCTTATCCACACTGCTTAGACTCTCTAAATGAAAAGCTCTTTGGCATGCGTCTGGGTGAAATTGTATTGTTTACCTCAGGCACTGGTAGCGGTAAGTCTACTGTTATTAAAGAGATTGTACTAGATATCCTTTCAAACACAGGGGATATGGTAGGTATGGTATCATTAGAAGAATCTGTTGGTGATACAGCAGAGAAGTTTATTGGTATGACTCTTAAAAAGAACCTTATTACTGATAACGTGTCTGAAGAAGAGCAGTATGAGGGTTTCAAGACTGTGTTTGGTGATGAACGATTAGTACTACTAGATCACCAAGGCTCTGTAAGTGATGAGTCTTTAGTAGACAAAATGGAACGTCTGGCTCTGATGGGTTGTAAGTATATTATCTTAGATCACATTACTATTGCCGTATCAGAGGGTTCTAAAGGAAAGACTGGTAATGAAGCTGTTGATTCATTGATGTCTGATCTACTTAAGCTATGTAAGAAACATAACATCTGGTTAGGTGTTGTGTCTCACCTACGTAAAGGTGAAAAGCCTTTTGAGGAAGGTCACTTACCATCTATTGATGACATCAAAGGTAGCGGTTCTATTAAACAAATTTCCTTTGACATTATTGCTTTCTCCCGCAACATGATTGCAGAGACTGAACAACTACGTAACACAATAAAGTTACGGGTACTTAAATCACGGTTCACAGGTAAGACTGGCGACTGTGGTAGTACCTCCTACGACTCTAAGACAGGTCGTCTTAAACAAACTTCTTTTGTTGACTTTGAATAAACAATGAACCCACATCAATATCTATCTGAACGCGTATCAAAGGTTATCTTAAACTCAGATAAGATCTTCAATGAAGGTGCTCGCCTTTTAGCACATCATCCAACATGGGAATATGATTTGGAGCGATTTATCAATGAAGCTTGGGATACACTGGTTAAGTACTGCGTTAGAAACAAAAATGCAACACATTCAGCATCTGTTAAACTCACATTCTGCTCAGACCTTCTCGGAAAAAGAATTGCACGAGGTATTGGTGCAGATGAACATGACATTAAAACAACTCTTAGCCTTGGAGACTTGTTACTTGAAACATTCCTCCAAGATGGTCTAATAGATATCTTCCGTGAGTACGATGGTCGTAAGGCACCATACCTAGTACGCATTGTAAACATGGATGATGACATTAAGCCTACCCTTATTGGTACCTCCTTTGAACCACTGCTACCTATTGCTGGCTTATACAGCCCACTAACTAAAGATCCTTTTATTAAAGGATGGACTAACAGTAAGTTGTTCCATGAATACTTAGACAAACCTTTTATTAAAAGCCTTGAAAGCTTACGTCAACAACCGTGGCAACTAAACCAACCACTGTTGTCTGCTATGAAGGAAGCTAAGCCACCAGAAATTCTTCAATTAGTAGATGCTGATGGTGTTATCTGGGACTACAATATCCATCATGAAAACCTAGACTTACCCAAGAAACTGTTCAACACAGATGGTACTAAGTTCATGGGTAAGAAAGACCCTAAGCTACAACGTATGCTTAGTAAGTTCTTTGAGTACACTCAAGTCATTAAGAAAGCAGAGCTAGTAAGTGGTAAAACATTCTATCAAGAAGTCTCCTGTGACTACCGTGGACGTGTATACTACGCCGAGTCCTTTCTTGAATTCCAGGGTTCGGACTTGGCGCGATCCTTGTTTTTGTTTGCTAACAAAAAGCGGGTTACGGAAAGAGGGTACTACTGGCTTTCAGTACATGCTGCTTCCTGCTACAATAAGTCGTATAGTATTGATGAACTATCAGGAAAAGGATTCTCAACTGACTACGTATCCTACTTAAAAGAAGAGGGTCTGGATACTATCTCTGTTGATAAGATGACCTTAGATGACAGAGCTCTATGGATCAAACAGAACTTAGAGTTCATCTTAAACACAGCCCGAAGTAAACACATTGATCATAATGCTGAAAAGCCATACAGCTTTCTGGCTGCTTGTATTGAGATAGCCGGATACCATAAAGCAAAGATTCTCAGACAAGAGTATTTCAGTGGATTACCCGTGCCAATAGATGGTAGTAATAACGGCACTCAGCACTTAGCTGCTATGTCAAAAGATGCGTTAGCAGGTAAACTAGTTTCGTTAACTCCATCTAGCATTCCAAAAGATTACTATGTAAGCGTAGCTAAAGTACTTACCTCTTTTATACCTGAATGGTTTAAAGAAAGAGCTATGCCTATGAAACATATCCGTAAGGGCATTGCTAAACGAGGGTGTATGACCCGATCATACAGTGCAGGTAAGCAACGTATTGCAAAGAATATGTACGATGACTGCCACATGGAAGGCTTTACTGTTAAATACAATATTACAGAAGAAGACTGCACAATGTTAGCAGGTAAGCTTATTGATAGTATTAATTCGGTATGTGCCGGTCCTTTAAGAACTATGAAGTACCTACAAAAGATAGCTGAACATGAGCTTAACTGTGGCCGTAACCAGTTATCTTGGCATACACCTTCAGGCTTCCCTGTTGTGTATAAAGCTTTTTTACAACATGAAAGAAAACAACGTGGCACTATCAAGGGTATTCAGGGAAACAAAGATGGCCGTGTCATGCATGTGGTTAAAGTTGATGTTATTAATAAGGAGACTGGTGAAAAAGTACCCTGTCGCCGTAGCTTTGCGTCTGGTATTAGTCCTAATGTTGTTCACTCCTATGATGCTGCTCACATGGCTAACACTATTACTTCTTTCAATGGTTCATTTGCTGCAGTTCATGACTCGTTCAGTACCCATGCTGGTGAAGTGGATTTTCTACAAGAAATAACTAAGATGACTTTTATTGCACAATATGATGTAGAGAATTTCTTTGAGGTACTATTAGATACATTGATGCTTAACAAAGATACCTTCACATTTGCACAACCACAGCTAGGTAATCTAAACCTATCTGAACTAATTGACTCAAAATACTTCTTCTGTTAATAGCGAGACTAGTCGGTCCCTAATACTAACAAACCAACCAATCAAGAAAGAACACATGAACTCCTATCAAAACCTTATTGCCAAATCCCGTTATGCTCGTTACTTACCTGAAGAACAGCGTCGTGAAAACTGGGATGAAACAGCTGACCGTTGGGTCGAATTCTTTAAAGAAGAATTAAAAGAACGTATCCATGAAAAAGATTCTATTTGGCCTCTATTAAATAAAGAAATCAAAACATTAAGTACTTTACCTTCAATGCGTTCTATTATGACTGCAGGTGAAGCACTTCGTCGTACAAACGTAGCTGCATACAACTGTAGCTACCTACCTGTAGACAGTCAACGTTCTTTTGATGAAGCAATGTATATCCTGTTATGCGGTACAGGTGTAGGGTTCTCTTGTGAACAACAGTATGTTAGTCAGCTACCTAATGTACCTGCTTTGTTTAGCCGTGGAACTCTTATTCTAGTTGAAGACTCTAAAGAAGGTTGGTGCTACGCTTACCAAGCTCTTATTAAAGAGTTGTATGAAGGCAGTATCCCTACATGGGATGTATCTTTAGTACGTCCTGCAGGTGCTCCATTAAAGACCTTTGGTGGTCGTGCATCAGGTCCAGGTCCATTGATTGATTTGTTTCAATACACAGTAAATAAGTTTATTAATGCCAAAGGTCGTAAGCTAAAGCCTATTGAAGCACACGATATCATGTGCAAGATTGGCGAAGTAGTTGTAGTTGGTGGTGTACGCAGGTCAGCTATGATTAGCTTAGGTGATCTAGGTGAGTTTGATCATGCCACGGCTAAAGCAGGCGCATGGTGGGAGAATCACGGTGAACGTGCTTTGGCTAACAACTCTGCTGTATACCAAAATAAACCTTCTATTGGTGAGTTTATGAAGGAGTGGTTGGATATTTACAACAGCCACAGCGGTGAACGTGGTATCTTTAACCGTGAAGCTTCTCAGAAACAAGCTGCTAAATGGGGTCGTCGTGAATATGATGTTCAGTACGGTACAAACCCTTGCTCAGAGATTATTCTGAAACCATATCAGTTCTGTAACCTATCTACGGTAGTTGTCAGTGTTGAGGATACCTTAGAATCACTTAGAACTAAAGTTCGCTTTGCTACTATTATGGGTACAATGCAAAGTACACTAACCTATTTCCCTTATCTACGGGAAGTGTGGACTGAAAATACTAAAGCAGAACGTTTACTGGGTGTGTCTATGACAGGTATCTTAGACAACGCTTTGCTTCGTGGTGAAGGTGGTTTACCATTAGATGCTGTATTAAGTATCCTTCGAGATACTGCCCGTGAAACCAATGAAGAATGGGCTGAGTACTTAGGTATCTCTGCTTCAGCAGCTATTACTTGTGTTAAGCCTGAAGGTACTGTATCGCAGTTAACTCAAACATCCAGTGGTATTCATGCGGGTCATGCTCCACACTACATTCGTCGTATTCGTCAGGATAAAAAGGATCCACTAACACAGTTCTTAATTGAACAAGGTGTACCTTACGAAGATTGTGTAATGAAGCCTGATCAAACAGCAGTGTTTAGCTTCCCACAACGTAGCCCAGGTTTTACCCGTAAAGACCTTAATGCACTACAACACTTAGGTATCTGGTTAGCTTATCAACGTCACTGGTGTGAACACAAACCTTCTGTAACTATCTCTGTCAAAGAGCATGAATGGTTAGAGGTTGGTGCATGGGTCTATGAGCATTTCAACGAATGCACCGGAATTAGTTTCTTACCTGATGACGGCGGAACTTATCGCCAAGCTCCTTACGAAGATTGTACTGAGGAAACATACAATGAAATGTTAACCTTTAACCCGTCTATTGATTGGTCTTTGTTTACTGAAGATCGTGATAACGTAGAAGGCGCTCAGACTTTAGCTTGTACTGCTGGCGGGTGCGCTATCTAAGGAATACAAATGAAAATCTTAAAGTTCTCTGCTGCATGGTGTACTCCCTGCAAACAAATGACTGAGTGGTTAAAGACTCAAGACTACGACTGTGATATTGTAGAAGTTCCTATTGAAACTAATCAAGAAATGGTTCAACAATACGGTATTCGTAGTGTACCTACTTTGGTTATGCTTAATGAAGATGATACTGTAAAGAAAACTATTGTTGGATTTAACAAACCAAAGCTAGAATCTTTCTTACAAATTTAGGAGCCGGTTCCTAATAGGAAAACCGTAGTATGTGTTATACGGTATACAAAACGAAACATTAGGTGTATGAGAAGTACACCCTCTTTGGCATATAGCTCAGTTGGTAGAGCGCATGACTGTTAATCATGATGTCCCTGGTTCGAGCCCAGGTTTGCCAGCCAAACAAAGGATGTTGAGAAGCATTGGTGACTTCAGGGGATTGTAAATCCTCCGCTCTCAGGAGCACACTTGGTTCGATTCCAAGAGCATCCACCATATGGGTATGTTGATACAGCCTTCGTATTGCACGAGGTAGCAGACAGGTTTAATTCCTGTGATACCCACCAAACAATACTCAAGATAGCTCAACTGGTTAGAGCAGTGAACTCATAATTCATTGGTTATCGGTTCGAGTCCGGTTCTTGAGACCAAAACAATAGCGGGTAAGGTGGTCACTACTGCAGTCTCATAAGCTCGCAGCATCACTGGTTCGAATCCAGTACCCGCTTCCAGTCACCCTACCTTAGGTGCCGTTGATGTCCACGGAACAGGCGTCCTATGTAGCACCCGCATAGTAAAATAAAGGGTGCAACTTACGGGTGATTCGTATAATGGACAATACAAAGTGCTTCTACCGCTTGAATAGGAGTTCGATTCTTCTATCACCCTCCAATAACCTAAGGAAGATAAATGAGTAAAAAGAAATATCATGTAAGAAAATTCTTAAACAAGTCAAACGGTATCGCTGCATTGGAGATTCATTCCAACTACACTGCATGGAACTTTGATTGTGGTATTACACTAACAGACTGCAACAGACGTATTGATCTGGACTTCTCTATGTGGAATCATAAAGAAGCTAAAGATAAATTAGATAAACTAAACCTTTTGATTAATGAGTTCACTAAGCTAAAAGAGTTTTTAGAACCAGCTATTGCTGACTTTGTTGAACTTAATAAGAAAGCCCAGATCAATACAGGTGGTAAAGGAACCTCTCTTGTTGAGGAACTTGCTGATGATTAATGAATTTGATATCCAAGATATGAAGCCCAACTATGACTTGACACCTGAAGAAATTCTACATGATGATAGAGCGTATCTATTAGATTTAGAGCTAGAAGCACTAGCTGTAGAGATGGGATGGGGTAGCTATGGTAAGCTTGTATTAGGTCGCCTATCAGATTAAAATAACATAAAGGATTATATGAACTTTGGTCAAGCAATTGAAGCTTTAAAAGGTGGTAATAAAGTAGCGCGTAGTGGTTGGAATGGTAAAGGTATGTTTCTTTATTACGTTCCAGCCGCATTTTATCCCGCGCATCGCAACACATTTAACACAATGGTTGGTATGTTTTCTGATGACATGGTACCTTATTGTGCTTATATTGCCATGAAAACAGCACAAAACAATGTAGTACCATGGCTTGCTAGTCAAACAGACATGTTAGCTGAAGACTGGGAACTAGTACCATGAGCAAAGGTAGTAGTCGTAGGCCATGTGATGAAGATAAAGTTCGCAGTAATTGGGACACTATCTTTGGTAAGAAAGTAAAAGAAGTGGAACTGTTCCCTGAAGAAAAGGAAGAAGATGAGTTGCGAACAAAAGCTAAATAACCTTATTGCAGATAATTTTCTGGCATATTTTAACGCACATGTATATCATTTTAACGTAGTTGGTTCTGACTTTGTTCAATATCATGAGTTGTTTAGTGAGGTGTATGAATATCTATTCGAAAATCACGATTCACTAAGTGAACAACTTAGACAAATGAAAGTCAAAGTGCCAGGTGATCTTAAGGATTACTTAGATGACAGTGTTGTTTGCCCTTGTGCTAAAGAATCTAATGTCAAAGGTATGCTTACTAATACAAGTAAAGACCTTAATATTATCCTTGAATGTAGTCAAAAGCTATATGAAGAAGCAGGTGCTGAAGGGCACGGTGCTTTAGAAACTTATATTGGAGACTACATGACTGGTGTCTCTAAACTTAAATGGAAAGTAGACGCATGTCTGAATTAAAACACTATAATATCTTCGCCTTAAGAGGCGACACCGAAACAACTGATCAAGACGTATGTTCTACTCTTGGACTTGACCCAACATTAGCTAATACACCAGCTATTAATGATGCCGCTATTAAAGTAATGCATCGAGAAAACTATGAATCTTACCTTGACCGTGGTCTTGATAGTGCTAGTGCTTTATCTTTGGCGGATAAATTAGCTAATAATGTCAGATCACAAATTAAAGATCTAAGTAAATAAAAAAAAAATAACCCCCTATTAGGAATAATCCTAATAGGGGGTTTTTATTTAGTTATTTGTAATAGCTAGCTGCGTTGTTAAATACACTTAATTTATTGTCTAATCGTCTAATAGCATCTTTAATTCTTAGTTTAGAATTGTCAGATATTTTCCTACCAGACATTATATCATCAATAACCATTTTTATTTCCATGCTGTATTCATATAAACTTTTTATTTTATCTTCTTTTAAATAAAATGAATTCTCAAAATCTCTTAAATCACTTAACAATTCTTCTTTGTTAGATTTACCTAAAAAAGATCTTTCATATTTATCTACATAAGCTTCATCTCGTTTAATATCCATTTGTTCAGCAATAGCTTTAGACTTAGTAATGTTACCACGCTCACCAGTAGCACCATAAGTCATTTGGCCAATACCATCTTTCTTAGCTGCAGTCATTAATCCAGAAGCAGTATCATTAACATTCTTTGCAAAGTTGTTAACCCAAGAGTCAAACCTATTTGATGGTCCACTCAACTTTAGCATCTCTTTAGAAAGATTAACTAAGTTTTCAAACTGTTTAGGGGTAACTGCAAGGTGTCTTCTAATTTGTTCACCAGTCATGTTAGCTGTATCTGGAATAGAGCGTGGTGCTTTCCAACCATTAACTTCAGCTTCTTTAAGAATAGCATTAGTTTTTTGTTGGTACTTAAGCCAAGTTGTTTCGTTATTATAAGCTCTCTTTAAAAAGATTTGTTTATAAGCTCCATCATCTTGTACTCTTTCAAATTGTTCATCTAAGTAAGAGCCTAATGCAGGGAAGTCACCTTGATCACCAATACTTACAGGGCGTCCCCGTTCCATAACTTTACTAAACACTTCTTCTTCACTATTTTTAATAACAGCTGCAAATTGATTTCCAAACTTGGCAATCTGAGGAATAGCTTTTGGAATAGAGATATTATTGTAAGCATTACGGTACAACAGAGAACCACCGGGAGTAGAGATAGCTGAGTCGTGTACCCACATAATAGGTACTGGAGTTGATCTATCTTTATTCACAGATAGTGTTGTTGATTTAACTAAGTCACCGTCAATAGACTGGATAGGCATAACCACCATTTGTCTCGATTGACTTGTACCAATAGCGTTGTTAAACACATCATACTTTTTAGTACGTTGGTTGTAAATTAGCTGAGCACCTTTACTTGCTGAAGGGTTGTAACCCATTGCACTAGATTCTACAGTCACTTCTTGACCATCACTACCTACAAAAGTATCTGACTCATATGCTTTATATTTAACCATAACAGTAGTACCATCATTAAGCTTAATAGGAAGGATTTCTCCATTATCGTTTGCTTTGTTAATTGGCATTACTTCTACGGGTGTAAATACATAGGTGTCACCAGCAATACCTGGCATCATAACTGTTTGATTGAGAATAGCTGTGTATCGACCAATGTCTTTTAATACTTGAGTTGATTTAGAATTAATAACTTCACGAAGCGTACTTTCTAAAGCATCACTTAATGCAAATGACGCCTTATCAATATCACGATTATAAGCATTACTATTTAACAAATACTGTTGAGCTTCATCAGGATATACGTTGGTTAAAATTTCAACCATCATATCACCAAACATACTTGCGTCTTTACCATAGGCATTTTGCATTAAAGGTTTCTTAAAGAAATCCTTTGACATTGCCGCTTTACCTTGTTTGTCTCTAATAGCTTTAAAGAAGTTTCTGAAGGCATCATTAGCTTCAGGATTATCTTTAAGGTTATCTTCGAGATTAGCAATCATGGTATTCATTGCATACTCACGCATGTCATTTAATGACGGATTAAAAGTACCTAAGCGAATAGCGTTATCAGGGCTACCAAAGAATAGTGCCTGTAAGAAAATACCGTTTTGATTACCGTCATCAAAGCCGTGGTGAGTTAATGGAATATGCTTACGCTGTGTTTCAGGTTTAAGTGAAGCAGTTTTAAGGTTAAACATATCATCCCATAGGTTTTTAGAACCCATAGACTCACCTTTTTCCATACCAGCTAATAACTCTTGAATGTTTTCAGAAGCATTTGTGGGATCATTAAGGAATAAATTATAATCCTTACCTACTTCTGCAAGTTTATTACCGATATCTACATTGTATTTAGATACAATAGTAGCAGGGGATTCTTTAACAATATCAGGGTTAGAACCTTCAACTGCAGAATAATACCCAATAACAGCGTTCAGCATAGTACCAATAGCGCCTCGTTCAGAAGGAGTTAAATCTTCTAATGCTGCATTTTGCTTATCACCTGACATGCGTAAAATGTTTACAGCTTTTTGTTTAAGGTTTTCAACCATACGGGGACTAAACAACATGTCTGAAGTGACGTATTCTTTAACAGCAAACCCTAACATATCACGAGTAGCATTCTTAGAACCCATATAGTCTACGTCAAAGCTATTAGGGAAAAAGCGTTGGTTAGCTAAACTATGTACCCATTCAGAGTAACGAATACCCGGAGAAGACTTAGCGTTCTTGATATCAAACTCAATAGTTTTTAATTTGTTGTTAATAACTTCGGTTGCTTGGTACTCTTGTCTGGCTTCGAAACGTCTTACAGCTTCTGGGTCTGAAGGATTAAAATCCTTTTCAGGTTTAGTCTTCATCTTGGCTGCATTAAAATCTTTTTCACTTACACCTAATCGTTTAGCTGCCCAGTGATTACTAAATTTAATCTTACCTTGATTATCTTTTACAAGATACTCAGGGCTCATTACTAAACCCAATTCAATTTCTTTGTATTGAATATCTTTAGCATTAAACATTAGACCCACTGAACCTAAGATATCCTTAGTAGCCTCTGCAGCAGTAGTAACTAAGTCACCTTTTTTAATAGATCTCTTGGTTAATTGTGGTCTGTTAGCTGAGAAAGAAGCGCCACTACGGTTAGGTGTAGATGAAGAACGTCTACGACCGTAATCACCTACTAGTGCCTCTGAAGCAATCTGTAAATCACGAGCAATATCTTTAATACCGGGGCTCATTTGAACTACTGGTCTGTCGTTAATGTGAAATACTTTAACATCGCCACGATCAATAGCATCCATAGCTACAGCTTTAGCCATTTCATTAATAGCTTTAGGTGATACTTTCTTACCCATACGGTTAAGACCGTTAGTAGCAAAATGTTTAACTGAGTTAATAAAATCTAGCATATAAGTGGCATCATCAATAGATGCACCTGACTCGGACATTACTTTACCTGTACCTTCTTTTTCACCTTTTTCCACTTTACCTTGGGAAGCAGACTTTGCTAAGGCAACACCAAAAACTAAACCAAAGTCAGCTAATTCTTCTGGTGTTGTAAATCCGTCTTCAGCTGCAGCTTTAAGACCCGCAGCAATAAGAACAGAGCTACCGTCAGCTCCTTTCATTTCACTCTTAATACGGGCATTAGCTGTAAACAAAGCATCATTTGTTTGAGACACAACACGAGCTAAAGCTGTAGCCGTTTTGTCGGAGTAACGATCTATCTCATCTTCTTCCATAGAAGATTTTTCAATGTCTCTTGCTGAAGCATTAAACATAGACTCTTGTTTACCGGACAACAAGGAAGCTGTTGCTTCTTTGGCTTGGCCGTAAGGGTCTTGAGACATACCTTCCATAGCTTCCATTGTATTTAGCTGAGAAGCTTTTTCAATGGCTTGTTGATTGGCATAGTCTTCGGGTGTAATAACCCTCATCTGAGGCATACCCGTCATAGGGTCTACAACAGGATTACCTTGCATATCTAATACAGGTTCTTCAACAGGACGAGCACCAAACCGAGAGCCTGATGCACGAGCAATGTCGTCATAGGTTCGAATAGTAGGGGTTGCTGCAAGTACTTCTTCAGCTGGTGCTGATGGTTGAGGGATCGCCATTGGGTTTGGCATATATTGATTTACTGTAGCTTGTACAGTAGATCGAGGATCTTCTACAGGCGAAGGTACCGTACCCATAGCGTTTGTTGCCTGTCCCTGTAAAGCTACTAGTTGGTCTAATGAAAGACCTGCTCTTGGACTGCCTAAAGGTGCGACTTTAGTTTGTTGTGCCATTTATATTTACTCCTTTAAAGCTTCTTTTGCTTTATTAGCTACAATAGGAAAGCTACCTACAACAGGTGCGGCTCTAATTAATTGAGCTACACCCCCTGCAGTATCTCCCTCACTTAATTTATATGTACCTTGTATAGGTTTGTCAGCCCAAGATACAACGGGCGAAATGTCTTTCAACGTTTCATAAGACCATTTTGCTGGATTATCTAATACAGAAGGTTTCTTATCTGGGTATAGTGGCATAACACTATCTACTAACTTTTCATATTGACCTAATAAACCTGAACCATACAATGTTCTTTGTGCATTAGCTACTTTACCTTTAATATAAGGGTTTTCTTCACCGTAAGACAATTCATCTTTAATCATATTAGCAAGCATTGAGAACAAGATAGACATAGCTACTATACTAAAGGCTTGGTAACGCATACCCGCATCACCATTCAGAATATAATTTCTATATAGTCTTGGTAGCACAGTTGCATGTAATGCTGCAATAAAACGAGTCATTGCTGTAACAATACGTAACCGTGGATCATGGTAGTACTTAGGTAAGTTGTGTGCTTGTGGGTTAGCTATTTTACCATCTATCATATTACCAATAGTAGTGAGAATGTTTTCCTGTAAAAATTTAGTTTGTGTATTAGCTGGATAACCATCTTTAGTTAAATTTTGTTCAGAGAAAAAATCATAAGGGTTAAGGTTCATTGATTCTATGTTATCTAAAATTTCAATAACACCAAGAACATCCATACCAAACTCTTGAAGCTCTTTTAAAGCTTGACCTTGTTGGTTATCTAAACCACGACCTGTAGTTAAAGCAGTTAACCTGCTTTCAGGCGGGATAGCCCTTAAAGATTGTAATTTAGTAACAACAGCATCGGAAGCAAACGATAAAGCAGCAATACGAACTGCGTCAGTAGTAGCACGTAAGCCAATAACAGAAGCAAATACCTGCATAGTTTTTCTCATATTACTATTAGGTAATTCAAACTTAGCTTGAGTGTTATAACCTGTTTCATTGTAACCTAATGTTTCAAATAGAGATCTTCCAAAAGCTTTCTTATGTAATTGAGCTATTTCTTTAGAAATTCTTTCATATGCTTTAGTATCATTGGTATTTTGTGCATCATCAAGCTCTTTTTGTAACTTTTCTACTTTAGCGTTAATAGCTGCATGTGGGCTATATCTCGTATAAGCAATACCTAAATTAGCTGTTGCAAAAGATGCACCACCACTGATATCACTACGAAGTTCTGAAGCTAAAGTCTTTGCATACAAAGCTAATTGATCTTTAACCTGATTTCCATTAGTGCCTAATGTAGACATAGCAACTTCAGCTTGAGAGCTGATAGCTGCTTTACCTAAAGAAGCTAGCATAGTTAGGGTTGTGCCCCATCCAAGCATCTTTTCTAATTTGGGGTACTTAGTTAGTGGATTATAATTACCAGTAACAATATCATACCAGTCACGAACGTTCTTAACGGTATCCATGTATTGTTGGTCTGATTCAAATTCATTATTATCTTTGGCTTGTTGTAATAACTTTGAAAGAACAATACCGTTATCACCTAAGAAGACCTCATGTGCAATACGGTTAGCTACATTTTCTTTTAAGTTTTCCATACTATTAAACAAGTTTGTTTCAAACACATTGTTTAGAGTAGGATCAGAAAACACACCATATTTAGCCATCCAGTCACGGGCGGGTTTAGCGGTATCAGGATTACCTGAAACAACATTTTCTATAGCTTCTTGAGCTTGCCTACGATTACTACCATTAGCAACCATAGTGTTAATGACTGCTTCCCTATTACGATTTAATGTAGCAGGGTGGATAGTTGCGGACTCAAACAAAGGATTAGTAGAATCAAGATCAGAGCTAGTTGTATTAAAACGAGCAACCTCTGTTCTCATTTTATTCATAACTGTATCTAAATTATTTTTCCAGTTTTGTAACTCAATATTTTCCTTAGATGTCTGAGGTAATTCTTGGCCTTTAGACCAGTAATTTTGCCAAGCTTCTTTAGCTAATCTGTTAGCTCCGCTTACATTAGTGCTAAGGTTGCTTGCTAATTCTTCAGCAGTATTTCCTGACCAGCTACCCATAAGTCTTTGTTTAAAACCAGCGTAATTGTCACCGGGTAAAATACCTTTACCGCCAATAATGGATTTAAGGTATGCTAAGTTTGTTTTAAAAGTACCATCTTCATTTGTAATAGTAGGGATAGCTGTGTTTGCTAATTGCCTTAACAATCTTCCTGGGTCTGTAATAATAGATTTAAAACCGTTCCATGCACCCTCTAAAGCTGGTAGGCTAGATAACTCTGCTACAGGTAAGTTTGTAGGTTGTGATTTAATACCACGAGCCATCTCAACGGTACTTGCATATGCTGTTGGGTCTGCTTGACGAACTCTTAGTAGTTGGTCATTGTTAAATGTTTGTTCTTCTGTTAGCTGTTGGTTAAACACTTCTTTAGCATTAGATAAAGATTGCCATTGAGCAGCATCTTTTAATTGACCTGCTGTTTGGAACATGCCACCCATAGTGCCACCGCCTATTGCAGCATCCATAAGGTTTTGGTAGAAGTTACGTTCATACTGGATATCAGTATTAAATACTCCAGTAGTAGCCATCATTTCTAAATACTGTTGAGCACTCTCTGTTAATGCTTCACCACTAGTAGCGGTTGTAAGTTTACTTAAACCCCGTAATGCTGCTTCTGAGGAAGCATACTGTGACTTAGCTAATGCTGCACCTGCTTTTGACATATTAACTAGTTCTTGTTTAGTTGCTGACTCAATTAGAGCCATTGCCTCAGGTACACTTGAAGCCTTACCTGCTTTAATCAAAGCATTACTAACTTCTTCTCTGCCAGTCTTAGTAAGAATATTACCACTCATCATCATACCATCAAGACCAACTCTATCTAGTACTGCAGAACCTAGTCCAAAAGCTAAAGCTAATTCGGCATTCTTTTTATCGTCAGGTTGATCTGCATAGAAGCTACCTGAATACATCAAAGCAGGGGGTACTGTAGACAATCCATAAGCAGCTAAGGCAGGTAAATTAGTACCACCAGTAGCAGCAGTAGAGGCTAATAGCAAAGCCATACTAGGTAGTGTACCAGCAATAAGGTTAGTGGAATATGTTGCTGTATCTTTAATAGCAGTCCAAGGATCATTAGTACGGATGTCTTTAAAGGAAGTTAAAGTATCAGCAAGGTCATCCTGTTTCATTTTGGTAGATCTTACTATTTCCTGCCCTTTAGTTGATAACCAATCCCATTCAGCTTTATCACCTGATAACTGTAAAATACCACCAAGGCCTTTATACATATCTAAAGCAGCTCTGTGTAAAGTAGTATCAAACTGATCATAGGCTTGATTCATTATGTTACGATCAGAACGCCTAGTCATAACGCCACCAACAATATCAGGGGTGGTAGCGGCTAAAAATAATCTTTGTTTAGATTGTTCTAGTTTAGCTTCTAGATTAGCTCTTGTTTCTGGTTTAAGCTGTTCTTCTCGAAGAACCTTTTCTAGCCTTACTACTTCTTCAACTTCTTCTTTTACAGCAGGTATACCCGTAGAATTTTTAAAAGCAGCATACATCTTTTCATCTTGTACATTTACTTTGGGGATGTACAATGGATTACCGCCAGCATCAGCTATTGCCTTTTCTTTAGCTTCTCTGGCGTAACGAAGCATTGGATCCGCATTAGTTAGCTCAGGTATTACTTTTGAGATAGCATTTAATGTAGCATTCTTTTGGACAGCTTCGTTTGTGCTATGTAAGTTAGTACGTTGTAAACCTAAAGCAGTTAATGTATCGCCTAACGATTCGCCTATCCTGTTAGTTTGTTTAGCTAATACACGACCGTAAGGGTCACGACCTTCTGTAGCTAAATTTGTATAACCACCTAAGTTAGCAATAGTATTAACATCCTCTTGAGATGTATCATTAGCTACTTGGTTAGGTACAAAGATACCGCCTTGGAATTTTGCTGTTTCTGGAGCATTAAACCCTCTAAGACGGTATGATTCTTGGCCAACCCTAAGCGTATCAGGGTCAATAACTTTAACAGGGGAACCTACAGGTTTATTATCAATGGTTGTAACCGGAGAACCGGGTAATTGTTTTCTAGATTCGGCCAGTAGCCTTGCATCTTCTTCTAATGTACTCATAGATTCCTCATATTAAATTAGTTTGTGCCACCTGTTTGTTGTAACCACAATAGCATAGGTGTTGAGCCGGGGGCACCAGCAGACATTTGTGTAAACTTCTTTTTAGTTTCAGATGGTAAGTTATTAAATTTATTTTCAATAGCGTTACTAGCTGTACCAATATCAATACCTTGTTGTTTGTATGTATCAATAGCAGTGCCTAAAGCAGTTTGATATGGAGCAGCTGGTAAAGTAAATTTACCTTTACTATCCTTAGCCATATACATTTCTTTGTTACCTGTAACCATCTTGGTTTCAATAACGGCATTACCAAAGAATTGTTTTCGTAGACCTTCTTCTGTTAGCTTACCACCTGTCGCCTTAGCTGTCTCAAAAGCAGAGTTAATGGTGTTCTCTGACATTTTAGCAAAAGAAGTTGGTGATATATTTGGACCTAGGTCTTCTTTAATTAATGCAAAAGCTTCAGCATAACGTTTAGCTTCATCCTCTGCCCTATAATTCTTGTTACTTTTGTTGAGCTCTTTTAAAACTGGAGTTAATCTATTTACATTAGAATCAATCATTTGTTTAACGTTCTTTGTTCTTGCTTCTTCTGTTTCAAATCTCTTTAATTCAGCTGGAGGAATATTTTCCCATTCACCTTTTGAATTAACCCTTTGAACATTACCAGCTTGATTACGGAAGTTTATTGGCTTACCATCAAAGAAACCTTGGCTAACATTACCGGGCTTACTTGAACCTGTAGTATCTTCTGTTGACTTGTTCATTTTAAGCAATTGGATAACAGCCCTTTGTTGCTCAGGGTTTGTAGCACCTTGCCAAAGCTCAACTGCTTTAGCTCTTACTCCTGCAGGTATGTTCTCACCTAGTGCAGTTCTATAGTCACTGTCTAATCTTTCTTTTAATTCACGAGTGTTCTTTAGTTCTTCATTAGAACGAGTTGCTTGTGCTGCACGTCTTGCATCAGCAGATTTGAGAGCGTCTAATCCGGCATACTTAAGTGAGCCACCAACAGAGCCACCAGTTAATAAACCACCAGCCGCAATAACAGCAAACCTAGCTAATTCTGAATCACTAAACACACCAGTAGGGCCATACACAGAAGCAATAGCTTTCTCAAGCCATGATTTCTTTTGTTCAGGTTCTTGAATCTGATTATAGCCGGGATCATTTAAGAAGCCTTGAATAATACTAGCATTATTTTTTGAAACTTCAGCAATAGTTTTATTAGCTTCTTCTGGTTTAGTTTCTAATAAGCTTGGTGCTTTTTCAATTGGTAACTCTGGAACTTCTTCAACTGGTGTTGATTGAGCTACTTGGTTAGGTGTCATTGGAATACCTTGTGGGTATTTTTCTTTCATTGCAGGAGTAGTTTGAGTTGCGTCTACAATAGGTACATACTCACCACGAGCAATAGATTGTTGTCTCGGTACAGATAACGCAGCTTCACGGGTAATGGTTGGATTACCAAAAGCAGCGCCGCCTGCGTTAGTTGCAAAACCACCACCTGGAATTTCCTTAGCTGCCTCTACTGGTGCGTATTTTTGTAATTGTTTTTCTGCCTTATCCATCTTGTTATTAACAAACAATTTGTATTCACCAACAGTATTACCAAAGTACTTATTATTTTTAAGCTCTTCTTTTGTAAAGTATTTAGTTAAAGGTTCATCATCTTTACCTGCATAAGCATTAATGCCATTAGGACCAAAGCCAGCAGCATATAATGTGTTGTAATTTACTGGAAGCCCTTTATTTGTAATTTGTGGTGTTCTATCTTGAACATGTAAATTAGATAATTTTTCTTGAAACTTAGGATCTGAATACTCTTTACTTCCAAATTGAACACCTTGTAATTCAGGGTATTTCTTTTGAAATAAACCAAAAGTACCTTTAGTTGTGCCAGTTAAACCTGCGGCTGTTTGACCTGGCTGTGATTGTTTAGCATAAGGGTTATTATTAGCTTCTGCGTAAGATGTTCTACGGAAAAATTCATTAGGGTCTACTCTAGGTTGTTGGATATCTACAGATGCAATTACAGGTGGGATTTCTGGTTTCTGGCCTGCTATGAAATTAAGGGCTTTGTCAAGAAAACCTACACCTTCAGTACCATCTGCATAACCTACTATTTGCTTTGGTATACTCTCAGTACCATCATTGTAATTAGCCTGTGGAGCTGATCCACGGTTAAACGAAGGGATACCCACAGAACCATCTACAAAAGAAGAACCGGGTTCATCTGGGTGTTCATAGGCTAATGAAGGTACAACACCATCTCTCAGATCATTAGCTTGACGACCTTCTTCCACCATTCTTTGAATGGCTTTTTTATTTTTAGGATCTTGAGCGGCTGGTGCTGGAATAACTGCTTCACCGGGAGTTAACATAGCAGGTACTGTATCAGTAGAGCTTCGGACTCCCTCAGTACCTTGTTCAAACTTTAAACTACGCTGACCCTGCTTAAACATACCTGTACCTGCCATAGGGTTCTGCGTAGGAATACCTAACTTTTGTTTGTTCATTTTAGGTGATTTACCTAGAGGTGAACCTAACTCTTTTAATTTAGCTGCATGGATATCTTCTTTATGGCCAATACCTTGGTTAGCTTTGGCAGCAGCTTCTTTAAGCTTAATATCATGCAGTTGTTGTTTACGTTGTTCTTCTGCTTGCATCTTAGCTACTTCTCTTTCATTCTGAGATTGTAGTTTAAGATATTCTCTGTGCTGTTTAGCACTTACACCAAGTGGTCCCATAGTGACTCCTTAAAATATTCCTAGTTTCTTTGCAAGTAACCCTGCACCTATTGCCCAACCTACCGGACCCATTGCGGCTAATGCTGCTTCACCACCAGCCATAGCAGCACCTGTTGCAGCACTTGTAGCTAGTGGGGCAGCTGCGGCAGTTCCACCTGCTCCTAATGCGGCACCTGCTGCAGTAGACATTGCAGGAGCTGCAGTAAGTAGTCCGGCTTCGGTTAATGCAGCGGCTGCGGGAGTAGCCATAGCTGGTGCAACACTCATTGCAGGAGCAGCAGCTCCAATAATTGTATTAGCAGAGAGTGGAGCCATAGCAGCTTGCATGGCTTGTGCTGCTTGAACCGCTTTGTATCCACCATAAGCGGCTTCCGCACCTTTAGCTGTAGCATTAACCCCTGCTTGTTGAACCATACCCATTAAAGGATCTTTTGGTTGTTGCATTACACCGGGTGCTTGCTCTTGTGAGGTTTGTATAGTAGCTGCTAATGGAGCTATTATTTTCTTTTGGTCAACCCAATCCCAAGGATCTTGATTCATATAATATCCCTTTACATTCCGTCACTACCACTATTATCCATAACAGCTTGTACTGCAGACAAAGGTGAAGCAGTGCTTTGGTTAGTTACCATCTGATTGTTATTCAAATAACTTTTACCATAAACAATAGGAGTACCCATAGCAGTCTGCATAGGTTGACCTGTACCTTTGTTACCGCTTGACTGTGCAAACTCTGTAGGCATTGCTTGCCCTGCTGATCCACTCATATTATTTGCCTCCAGCTACAGCTTGTTGTCTGGCAGGATTACCGTAGATAGTACTTGCATAGCGTTGCAAAGCTTGATATGTAGCATCCAGACCTTGCTGATCAATACCTCTTTGTTCAGAGCCTAGTTTAGCTAAACCAGAAGCACCACTACCTGCAATGTTAGATGCTGTAGTCGCACCTTGTTGGATAGCTTGTTCTGCAGCTAGCTTATTCTGGAACATCTTTGCTTCATAGTCTGCATCTACCTTAGCCAACTCACCTGTAGTTGCTGCATTCTGAGCACCCTGCATAACAGCTTGTCGTGCAGAGCCTAGTGTACCTGTACCACCAAAGTTAGTGTTTAGTCCGGCAACTTTCTGCTGTGCATTCTGTACTATTGCATCTTTCTGAGCAGCTAGTGTTGCCGCACTAGGCATCTGAGCCATACCTGTCAGACGTTCATTCTGAGCTTTAAGGGTATCCAAGCCCATACCAGTTGCTTGACTGATACCCTCAGCACCTGTTCCAAATGCTTGTTGTTGTAACTGTGAAGCACCAGCAACTTTACCTAGCTCACCTTCCCCATAGGCTTGTTCTGCTGCATTACCAACATTCTTAATGTAGGGCTCAGCCCAAGCAGGAATAGTAGACGTTGTTGTTGTACCACCACCGCCTCCGTAGTTCTTTTTAAAAGAACCTCTCTTATTAAATTTCATTATAAATCCTTTCGCATAACTACGTAAGCTTGTTTAAATCCGGGTACATACTGTGGTAGCACTTTAGCCCAGCCGGGACGACCCCATTGTTCTATTGCTTTACAACCTGAGTCTTTAGCAAACCGTTCTACAGTTGGGAATACTTTACTTTGTTCTTCAAAGTTACTGCCACTGAAAGCAATAATGTGAAGTGTTTTGTGTTGTGAATACAGCAAAAACTCAGTCAAACCACAACCAACAATATGTGAGTCTGCTTCTACTATAGCCCAACACTGAGCGTAACCTGTTAAGATCTTTGTAAGGTAATCAGTTAAAGTACTTTCACCTTGACCGTGTGGCAGTACTTGTTTCAGGTAGCGGGAGAGTGTTGGCCAGTTGTCTACTGTTTGTTCTTTAGTTAGTTGTTGAATGTTCATGTTAAGCCGTTCTTTTCCACATTGCTACTGTAATATATGGTTGCAGATTAGCATTAGTTCCAGATGAACCCGTGGAAGCTACCGTTGTTGCTACAGTAATACCTGTTGTTGCGGTTCCTGTATTTACGCTTGCAGAAATATTATTGACCGTAGGTTGAACGTAAGAAGTCCCTGAAAAAGAAGAACCGAAAGCAATAGAATGGGCGTGACCTGGATCAGTAACGGTAGAAGTAGCTGTGTGAGTGTGGCTAACAACAACTGCATCTTTACTACCACCTGTTTCTTCTAACGCATCAAACAGGGTATCGCTACTGTTTAATCCAACTATAACCCTACCAGCTCCGAACGCTACCCACGTACCAAAGCCCAATAATGTAGCGGGGTTAATTGTAACCCCTGCATTAATATAAATAGAACCTACAGGGTACATTAATTGACCAATAGTTACATAATCAAGAGCTAATGCAGCCCTTGCATTTGCTGCAGTTGATGAGTTAGTACCTCCTTTAGAAATAGGTACTACTGAGCTTAAAGCATTAGGGTCTAATTGCCCTGAGGTATTTAAATTGTTTGCAAAATTGGCAAGGTTAATTGCTTGTGTCATGTATTACCTTTCAGATAATTAATTTCTTTTGTAAGGATATCTACTTGAGCTTGTAATTCTAAGAACATATCTTTAATAGTTTTCTTTTGTTCAAATTCAATAGGTACATCAAATCCTAATACACCTGCAGAACCTAAAGAACCTACTGAAGCAGGACCAGCACTGATAAATGAACAGAATTGAGAAGGTTGTGCACTATAGCTTAATGCATCTACAAGTGTATAAGCATAAGATGAATCACCTGCACCCGAAATAGTGTAGTCTGTTGATGGTTTTAATAACACACCATTAAACCATTGTAAAGAAGAATTTCTTTGGAATGGTGTAGGGTAAGTAATAATATTAGTGCCTACTTGTTTTTCAGCATAATTTTCTGTGAAAATTAAAGTATCACTGTTATTCTTAACAAAAGAAACAATAGTTAAGCTACCAGTAGCTGAAGACGATAATTGATAACCAGTACCGCCTGTTAAATAAGAGTAATCACTGTCTACAATAAGCACACCATTAAGAAATAACAACTCAGAGCCATCCACCGAAGTGTGATTGATTGTACTTTGATCAGTCAAAGTTACTGTAGTTACTGTAAAAGGAACTTTATCAGCAGAGGTTACTGCATCAATAAGCCTGATATAATACCCTGCAATATTATCACCTGCAGTACATGCGCTAGCTAACGTTAATGTTGTACCGTTAGTTCTTGTGTAGTCTGTTGATGGTTGTAAATATACACCATTTTTAAATAAAAGAACTTGGTTAGGTTGATTGTTGGTAATAGTTAATGCTGTCTGACCTGCAGTAGCTGTAATTAGATTTAATGTAAAACGAACTGAATCTAATGCTTGTGAAGCTACTACCCTACCAAACTGATCTACAACAATCTCTGAGGTAGTTGCTGGATCAAAAGAAAAACCACCAGTACCAGCACCTTGGCCGTAAGGGTCTAAGTTAATATTATAGATACCATTAGAACCAATTACTGCACCAATACGCCCGTCAGTGGGGCTAGTCAAATTAGTTACTATGTTACCTGATCTGCTGTATGTATCAATATAGTGCGATGGTGAGTCAAAGTTAGAAGCGTCATACCAACCAGTAATATCTGGAGGATCATACGCAAGACTAAATGAAATAATATTATTCCCAACACTACGATACCAGACTTTCTTATCATTTACTAAGGCACCACCTGCAGGAAACCAAGTGTATTCCGCCGGGTTTAAATCTTCATAAATAACATCAGAAGGTTTTAATCCAAAGTAGGTCTTACCTGTAGGGTCATTATCTATACCTGAACCTGTTATTGAATTAGCAAACTTTAAAAGAAAATATCTTAAAGGGGAAATAACACTGAGAGGGTCTTCAGACACAATACCTAAACTATTAACAGCAGCAAATGTAATAACATCAAGGTTAATAATAGAACCATCTTTGTATTCAACTAATCCTATTGGTTTAGTTGCAGCAGGTAATACATCAATACTCCTACCACCATAACATCTGTAATACAGTTCAAAGGTAGTGCCAAAAGAAAAAGGCGACCATTCGTAGTCTAAAGGATTAGAAGAAGACTCTTCGGTGTCACTAGTATAAACACCATACAGAGTTGTATTAATCGGGTTTGTTGAAAAGCCAGTACCGTTAATATCTGTGGCATACCTAATAGATAAATACTTTTTAAAATCAACAGTAGTTTTATCTAAATCAAGTGACCTTACAGGAGCTAATACCCAATTAGCATCGTCAGGTATTGTGGCACTAACCGCAAAGGTTACTTGCCTATTACCTTGCTTTAATACCCATAAGTATTTATCAGAACCAAAAGTACCATCTACGGCAATCCAAGTGTAGTCAGCAGGATTACTTGATTCAATAACCTGATCACTATTGTAAATACCAAAGTAAGCTTTGGCTGTTTGTACATCTGATATGTTCAGACCAGTAGTACTATCAGCATATTTAATATTTAAATATCTGTAAAGAAAACCAATAACATTGTTATTAGGATCAGTAATAATACCTGTATTAGTATCTGTTGAAATACCTTTAACTTCTTGCAGTGAATTAATACCTAAATACACATTGTACAAATAAGAATCAAGATCATTATTACCTGTGTATGGTGGGATAAGAATCATATTATCTCCGATCAGCTGTTTTAATATCAAAGGCGTAAAGAGACATTCTCCAATAGCCTGTTGAAGATATTTTATAATTCATAACACGACCATTTACTCGTGGATCTACTTTATAACCTTGTGATTTTTGATTATTAGGTTCAAATACAAATAAATCATCTGATGTAAATGTTACATTATCTACGTAATTGTTTTGTCCCTTTAAATAAATACCAATATTAGCATCAATAGGTACATTATCAAATATAGTATACACAGAACTAATTAAAGAGCTACCTGTAACATCACCTGTGTTTAATTTCTTTTTCTCTACATATGATTCAAAAGGAACAAGATTAGAACCATTCCACATATTATAGGAATCGTCTGTAACTAGTGTTTGTGTTGTATTAGTTGTCATGTATAGCACTTCATTGCTATATTGAAATTCATTACTAATATTACTTGGTCCATTAAATATATAAGATACATTATATAATGTTCTCTTAGTCCAAGTATTATTTTTAAAATTAAATATTAAAGCTTCATTACAAACAGTTGAATTACCTTTAGGGTAGCTAATCCAAATTTCTTTATAAAATAAATTCTTAGTTATTTGTACTTTATTAATATAAGATCTATTTAAATTCCTGAAGAAATAATTTTTAACTTTTGAATCTGCTATTGACTCAATATTCCCCGCACCATTGTGCATGTAAATATCATTACGATCAATAACAAAATGTTTTCCGTCAACCTCAATTACACAATCTGTATTTAAAATACCATAAGCTTTTGAGTATGAATTCACTTTAGTTACTTGTCCAACAGTTAGTATACTAATACTATCTGAAGTATATATAAACATATTACCTCTTAGCTCAGCCATATCTAAAACAGGGGATGTAGATGATAATTCAAATTCATCAGCAGTATCTGTAGTTAAACCTGGTTGCCATACTTGTGGAATATTACCTGTAGGTGCTTGTACAGATACTCTAATAGTACCCGGTGCATATGTGTTAATACCTGAAGAGGTAATAGTTAAATTACCCGCTACTAATGAATAATTTAATGACCTAATAACTTTAGCTGTTACCGTAGTTCCAGCTGTATAATTCCAACCGGGTAATGGTTGGAAAGTAGATCCAGCAGTAGAGCTTCCATATAAACAATATAATGGCGTTGATGTACCGTTATTAATAACAATAGCATAACCGCCGTTAAATAAAGTAGATTGCCAATCACTGTTAGCATAAATAGTGTCTGAGCTAGCTAACATAGAAGACTGATTACCTGCAGAATCTACTTTAACAAAATTTCCATTCTTACCAAAGATATTATACCCTTGATCTGGTCGTCTCCAGTGAACGCCAAAATCAGGAACAATACTTAGCACTCGACCAGTAGTTTCCCCTGTAATTGTTTGTACAGCATTACTATAAAACCGTACATTCAGAACATCTGTAAAGGTGTTTGGAGGTACTAACATTGGTGGGGTATCTGTATTGAGGCCACCTTCCCCTAAGCCTTTAATTTGTTCTGCCATGTACGATCTCCTTTAAATTTTCTCTTTAATAAACGCTCTAACTAATTGACCAACAATATCTGATCGTACAATATCATCTACTGTAAACCTTACAATAGGAATTTCAATATTATGTTTCTCACAGATCTTACAAAACTTAATAATGTTAGAACCATTATCAATATCTGATTGGGATGCATCACCCATAAGAATCATTTTAGAATTCTCACCTAGTCGTGTTGTTATTGCTTTAAGTTCTTCTATTGTTAAGTTCTGACACTCATCAACTAGTACAAGACTGTTCTCAAATGAACGTCCTCTTATTGTTTCTAGTGGTTGTAGTTGTAGGATTTCTTTCTCAAGAATATAGTCGTACTTGGTTTTACCTAATTGTTTTTGTAATACTGATATTAGAGGTAATAACCAAGGGGTTAGTTTCTCATTGACACTCCCTGGAAAAAAACCTAATGACCTTCCTGTGGGTACATTACTACGTGTCAAAATAATATTGTCATACTGACCTGTCAAATACAGTTGAGCTACTTTACTTGCAGCACAATAAGTCTTACCAACACCAGCAGCTCCAAGAGTTACTGTTATTGGAAATTCCTGAATAGCGTCTAATAAAAGTCTTTGATTTTCAGTTTTAGGTTGAATGTGGAAGGAACGTTCATATTGAATAAACTTCTCTTTACGTTGTTTGATGCTGCGTTTCAACGTTAATCCTTTATGGGTTTGTTTCTAATAGGTACCGCCTACAAGATGTAAGCGACTCTTTTAATATATCTGCTAGTTGAGCTTGCCTGACAAGAAATTCTGCATCTTCTCTAAATAGTTGTTGTCCAGTGCTTCCTTCTCTTGGGCACTCAGCGGTGGTAGTAATACTCTCTGTAACTGTAACGGTTCTTTCTGGACGGTTCCGCAAGCTGTTAATAGTAGTAGTGTAGCGACGATTGATGTCAGAAATCTCATTTTCTTTTTCCAGTGTTATCAGCGTAATATTCTTCTGTAGCTCTTGTGTTTTGCTAATATACGTTTCTAATTGTTTGTTATGCTCTTTCAGAGAAATAATTCTGCTGGTACCTACCCCATAGTCATAGGCAAACCAACAGAATAAACTACAAGAAATAACATAAGCTACTATATACTTAGCCATTAATACACATCCGATATTCTTCCTGTCTACGCTTGGCTAAACCTAGGTTCTGAGAGCCTTTAAATTGATCCCATTTAAGAATCTCTTTACAGGCACCTTCGTAGTCGTAGGTTTTAAGTTTCTTTACCAGAGTAGATTTACAGAAAGCAGTTGAGCCAATATTGTATGTCAGAGATACATAAGCACTGTACTCATACGGATGTAAGGGCACATCTGCACATCTCTTTACTGCTGACTCAAACTGGTTGGTGTCGTTGAGAAGCCGGATTAAAGCCCTCTCAACTGTTATGGTGTCACCTTGTTTAACGTTAGTTGTTGTTCCAAAGCCTATTGTAGGTACATCCCCTTTCACAGGAATGTACGCATTAGATCTGAATCCTTCGTGCATTGCAATAGTAACCAAAGCAGATGCACTGAGGGTTAGTGAAGCTATGTGTACTCTTGTAAGCATATTTAATCTCTTACGTCTTTGTATATAGAATAAAGTTTATGAGCAATCATAAGTAAAGTATAGATAAGAGTTGCCCATAAAAGAAGATCAGATACTGCATAACCAGATACGGTTGCCAGAGATACTGTTACGGGGGCAGCGGCTTTTGTAACCATTGATACCCCCGTTTCTGTAGTTTGCTGTAATGCAGTTGTCATTTCATCCCCAAACTCTCATAGGATTTCGTGGTTCCACCTTGAAGGCTTCAAGGGCAGTGGCATCTTCATTTGCAGCAAGACGGATGTTTACGTGCCAGCCTTCTAGCGTTTCCATTACAGGATTGCCTTCAGCATCTACTTCACCAGTAGGTTTTGAGATAACGCCCACAGTGTCAATGTTCATGAAGTTGGGTGTGCTGTAGGCTTCTGTTACCACAGTGCCTTCTTCAGTTACAACCTCTGGATGCAAGGTGTAGAGGGTGTCAGTTGCTTGAGCTTCGTCAGCGAATTTGAGATACAAATCAGTCATAGTGTGAGTCCTTAAATGGTTATAGATTGAAGTTGAGTGTCGGAAAGACGACGAGAGTAGTAAGCAATACGAGCAATATGGCCATCCCAATTGTTTCCACCACCACTGTTGCCACCAATTCCTAGCTCTGTTATACCTATTGGTGCGTTACCTGAAATTGCGCTGGCCGATCCATTGTTGAACGCAGCAGCACTGTTGTTAGTTGCGTAAGCACCTACCAATTTTCCAACAACACCTGTATTCCACGTATTACTTACTACGACATTGGTGTTGTTGTATGTTTGTACATCTCTGTATAGGCCTGACACACGTTCTAAACGGACTGCGTTGGAATAAGCAATATTGTTATACAAGGCGGCAGCAAAACGCACATTCCCATCTGTAGCAGGTGCCAGTGAAGGTGTTGCATTAACAAACAAAGTCCCTTCTCCAGCATTAAACCAACTACTGAAGTTAGCCCCAGTAATACTCGCACTATCAGCTGCTCGTGTAACCTGAGATGCTACTGTTGGAATATAACTGGTGGCAAATGCTCCGGCTTCTAGTTGAGCGCCCCAAGCGTAAATACCGCTAAAGCCGTTGCCTTGATAAGAACTATCGTTAGCACCAAGGCTGTTGTTGATATACACAGAACCTATTGTAACGGTTGTGGAGGATACCGATGGCGTTGCAACAACTACACAGCGATACCAACCATTACCAACATCCGTCATACTAGCAGTTGCTGTTGCGCTATTTGCTGATGGCGTACCAGATACCCCTGTTTGAAGATCAAAAGCACAGTATGCGTTCCACCCTACCAATGAGCCACCAACTAGTAATTTAGCGTATCTCCGTTCACCTGCTTTAAGGTAGGCAGAGAAGCAAACTTTTGATCCAGAAGCCCAAGCAATTGTTTGTTGTTGGTGAATAGCGTGATCTGAGTTGGCAGTTGTTTCTAGTATTTTGTCTGCATCCTGCGTGCCGTCAGGTGAAACAGCAGCGTTAGCTAGCACTGAGACACTTGTCTTGCTCCAAGCAGTATGGTCAAACTCTTCAGACCGCAGCACCAAATTAGTCCGCTGCTCCTCTATTAACAACCCCAAGCTTTCACCTGTAACTGGATTGTGATCAAAGCGAGGTGTACCTGCAGCAGCTGTTTGCAATACAGGAATGTAGTTGGTTATTGGCTGTGTGGTTGTTGGTGTGTACGCTGTTGCAAAAGAGCGTTGCTCTAATTGAGCGCCCCAGATGTATGCAAATTCTCCAGAACCTACACCAGCCGCACCCGGAAAAATATTAAACGCATCTGTCCCGCTAGCAGGAAAAGTGTATGTAATGCTCACACGCCACCAGCCATTACCAGCGTTTGTAACTGTGCCTGTCGGAGTGCCTGCAACAACCGTTAAAGCCCCTGTGCTATAGGTCAGCCTTACACGGTTGACTACTGAACCTTGGTCAATAATGCCTATCTCTGAAAAATCCGTATTACCTTGTTTTAAGTACACGGAAAATGTGTAGGTAGCAGAAGAGGTAGGTACAGAAGTAACCAACGCATCCATAGTCGGAGCAGTAGTAGTGACGGTATCTGCAGTAGTGGTGCCATCTGGCGCTATTGTAGAATTTGCAGTAATATTTACATTTACTTTTGCCCAGACAAGGTCAAACTCTTGACTGCGCTGAAGCAAATTCTCTTCAGCCTTTGCAGTAGTCTTACCATCGTAAAACCTTGCAGTACTTGCACGAGCAAATGTAATCCGTGGATCAAGCTGTTTGGTGTTAGCAAAATCAAGATTCAGCGAAGGCTTTATAGCCGGGAAATTATTTTGAATAGTCATAGTGAATCCTTATGCAAGTGTTAATGTTGCTGAACGAACAACACCGTCAGAGCCTTTGACCTTGATAACCAAAGACGTATTGGAGGTCAGCTGAAAGACCATATCACCAGCACCGTTTGGGGTAACGGAAGCTTGTGGTTGAAGGGTCACAGCGTCTGCGTTCACATAAGCCAAGTTGCCTAAGTCTTTATGACGGGGTACTTGATTTGGTGCACCCCCTACCAGTTTAATTGTTGCCATAATATCTCCTTATGCTGTGATTTCAACCAACTCAGCGTTGCTAAGTCGTTGTGGGTAGTAGGTGATCTTTTTAATTAGACCTGAAGTAGTAGAGTTTGTTCCAAAATCAAAACCAATGCCCATACGATTAACAGCAAGAGCTGGTTGCCCAGAGTTATCAGTTACTGCTGCTAAACCATTAACTGAAGCCGCAAAGTTGTTGTTGGCGTATGCGTACGCAGCCTTAAAAGGTAAACCATTAGTAGGCCCTGCGTATATGTCTGAAGAAGTTACTCCAACGTTAATGTCTGAACTTATAAAAGGCTGACCAGCTTGACCGGGTTGTCTATAAAAAGGTCTGTAGTTAGCATAGCCTGCGTTTGCGTTACTAAATGTCAAACACGGTTGTCTACCATCGGCTTCCATGTAAATCGTACCTTGCTCTGCTGCATACCAACTACTAAAATTAACACCAGTCATAGACGCTGAATCAGCTGCTCGTGTAACCTGAGCCGTTGTCGTGGGAATGTACGATGTGGGGAATGCACCAGCTTCTAACTGAGCGCCCCAGAACAAAACCTTTGCATTTGTGTTTGCGCCAGAATCAACACGCATGACAAAAAGTGTGCTTGTTCCGTTGTTTGTAAACGTCTGGGTCAGCCTATACCAACCATTTCCAACAGCAGTCACAGTCCCATTAGCCGCTCCTGTAAAAGTTAAGCTGCTAAATGTAAAAGTTGGGGATGTTAAATTTACTCCGTTAATTCCGTTTGTGCTAAAGGTCACTGTAGCAGTCGGATCAAGCGCCTTTACATAGACACTCCATGCATATGTTGCTGTGTTTGCAGGGATGGTGTAGTTGGCCTGATTAAATGAAGTTGCGCCATAAGGAATCCACCAAGCGGATGTGGTTCCATCAGGAGAAACCCCTACGTTATCTACGCTAACAGGTGACGTATTGGAGTTGGCGCTCCATGCCCCAAAAGACGCGCTATTCAAAAGCAAGTTAGTCCGTTGCTCTTCTATTTCCAAGCCAAGACTTTCCCCGGTAATCGGATTATGCTCAAATCTTGGTACACCAGATGCAGCCGTCATAAGAACTGGAATATAGTTCGTGACAGGCTGAGTTGTTGTGGGTGTATAAGCAGTGGCTGTACTGCGTTGTTCTAGTTGAGCGCCCCATAATTCGACAACAGCCGTGCCGCCCATTTGAATATCAAGCCATGTGTAAGTCGATGCCGGTGTCACCGTCCATGTGTATCGAGCCCAAGAAGTGGTCAATGTAAATCCATTTGAAATAGCATTTCCGAGGTCCAACGATATTGCAGTGCTGCCTGACACACTTCTTGCGTACACAGAAATTGTGTAAGTTAAACCGGCAGTGGCTGTCACGCTTTGGCGCAGAAACTCAGAAGCGACACCTGAAGTAAAGGTGGCTGTATCCGCTGTTGCAGACCCATCAGGGGCAACTGCATTGTTTGCAACAACACTAGCTCCAGTGCCTTTACTCCACACACCATTTTCAAAGTCTTGAGAATAAGTAAGCAAATTCTCTTCAGCCTTAGCTCGGGTCTTACCGTCATAGTAAGTACCTGTGCTTGCACGAGTAAAAGTAATCCGTGGATCAAGCTGCTTTACCTTGGCAAAATCTAAATTCAAAGTTGGCATCACAGTGCTGATCTCTGTGACCTGCATTAAGTTAGTGACGTTAGCTGTTGCCAAATTAGCTGTAGATACACCAATAGTTGGAATGGTGTTAGCGTCCATGTACGCCATCTCACCCAAGTACTGATTCAGAGGAATCTCGTTAGGTGCAGTGCCAATGTCAGTCTGTTCAACCAGATCAGTGTTGGTCAGCCAACCTTTTGCAATCTTGCCTTGGGCATCCGACAAAGGAATCTTTGTAGGAGAAGGTGTCAGGGTAGCTGTACCACCTGTAACGACCGCCACAGCGTTGTTTTGAGCCACTACAGCGGCATCTCTTGCAGTCTCAGCACCTGTACGGGCAGTACTTGCAGCAGTGGCTTGTGTGGTGGCTGTGGATGCGCTGGCAGCTGAAGCGTTGGCGCTGTTGAGAGATGCAGATGCAAACGCACCAGCATCATCGACTTTGTCGTCCAGCGTGGCTTTACTTACATTGACCGCTTCAAGCAGATCAGTCGTGGCATTTGTCAGTGCTTGGACATCAGTTTCTAAACTCATAATATTTCCTTAAATAAAAGCGTGATGTTCAATGACCACGGTTTGTGTGCGTATAATATCAGTAGCAATGTTTATCAATGCAGACTGTACATCGGTATATGCAGCAGTAACAGAACTAGCTTGCTCTGTGGCAATAGTAGCTTGTGCAATAGCAATACTCGCCTGAGTCATTGCAGTACCTGCTTGTGTGGTGGCAATCCCTGCTTGAGTTGTTGCTGTTGTTGCAGAGGTTGCTGCGTTAGTCTCTGAAGTTTGTGCAGCATTTTTGGCTGACACCGCTGTATTAGCAGCAGTAACAGCAGTATTCTTTGAAGCATCTGCGCTGGCGGCTGATACTGCAGCAGCACCTGCGCTGGCACTGGCTAAAGTTGCATTAGCGGCAACTGCACTCTGAGCACCCAATGCAGCATCTTTGGCGGCAACAGCGGTAGCTGCAGAAGTTGCTGCAGTAGCTGAAGAGGCAGAAGCACTGGTTGCACTTGCTGAAGCATTAGTTGCCTGAGTAGTTGCTGTACTGGCGCTTGCAGAAGCATTAGTTGCAGAGGTAGCTGCAGCAGAGGCTTGTGTAGTTGCAATACCTGCTTGAGTAGTAGCTGTTGAAGCACTGGTAGATGCTGAAGCTGCTTGGGTTGTTGCTGTGTTAGCAGAGCTTAAAGCTGAAGATGCACTATTAGCAGCATTAGTTGCAGAGGTAGTAGCAGCAGTTGCTTGGGTAGCTGCAGTAGATGCACTACCAGAAGCAGCGGTTGCTTGGGTAGCTGCAATAGATGCAGAGGTAGCTGCATTAGTTGCTTGAGTTGTTGCAGTAGATGCACTTGCAGCAGCCTGTGAAGCACTGGTTGCAGCAGCAGTAACTGAAGAACCTATTGTACTAACTGCAGTAGTTGCGGTGTTTGCTTGGGTAGTCGCAATACCTGCTTGAGTAGTAGCTGTAGTTGCACTGTTAGCAGCGGACTGTGCGCTGGCAAATGCAGCAGCAGCTTGTGCAGCGGCTAAGTTTGGGTAGTTTGCCGGATCAGTAGTGTCTACGCTATTGTACTGACCACCAGTAGCAGACTGTACCGTTGACCCCGGTAGTTGTTCATATGCCATATATTCTCCTTAGATTAGTCCGTTTGTATTAACATTAATCTGAACGTTACCACCCAAACTGCGTCTCCACTTTTCTTCTTTATTCATTGACTCAATATTATCTTGGAACTTCTGTAAATATCTTTGTTCCATCTTATCGTCAAACAGGTATGCGCCTAAGTTATACAAAGCACCCCATACTAACAATCTTTCATTCTCATCTCTTAACCAATTACTTACTTCTCTACCTGTATACATCTTTGTAGTTACGGTAGGGTTATACGCAGTTGCTTCAACTAAACTACCAAAGCACTTAGTCACACCAGCACTAGTTGAGAAATATAAGTTTGTACCACCAGAGACAACTAGCTCTAAGTACGGTTGTTGTTCATCTGTTAAACCTATTAAGTAGTTTACAGGTAATACTGTGTATACAGCATTCAAAGCAGATAGTCTTCTGTAATAGTTTATCTCAACAACAGTTCCTACGGGTAACTGTGGATGAATAAAGATCTTACCATCCTGCCACATCCAGTTGTTTCTGGAATACTTCTCACTGTATACATCAAAGAAAGTTCTTTTATCTGTTATCTCATGGAATACTTTACTTACGTTACTTTGAAAGTTTGAGTAAGGTGTTTCCAGACTTTGTTGAGCAACTGTTCTGATATAATTAAACTGAATAAGGTCTTCAGGAATATCAAAGCAAGTGTATGCACCTGTACCTTCAATACTTAAACCATTCTCTTGCATGTTGTCTGTTTGGTCTACGGTATATCTTGCTGTGTATTCTAATGGAGGAATACGTAATTTACGATAACATTCATCAGCAGAATATTTTAGGCAATCCTGAATGACGTTGTCTTCTATTGTGTTCTGTTCTGGTTTATTAGACCAGTCTCTTACTTTCGCTACAAGAGCGTCATACTTAGGGGTTGCCATACTTAGTCTCCTTATAAGGCTTTCACATTACTTGTCTTAAGTAATGGGTAGTCTGATTCAATAATCTGTTTTAATTTTCTTAAGCTGGCAGGATCATTCATGAACTCTGGTCCATGAATATCTAAACCATATTTTGTTAAAATATCAATAGCTACAATATCTGGAATAATAGCAAAAGATCTGTATGTACGACCGTTACGTGCAATAGTATCCAGCTCACGTTGTTGTGCTGCATAGTCTTTGTATGCAGAAACGTTCTGTTCCAGTTTAAAATCTTTATTATCTTCTTTTACAAAGAAGCTATTTCTATTATTATCTTGTGATAAATATCCCATGTGTCCTCTTACTTAATTAGATAATGCTGTTACAAAAGCGCCGTCTACTGTAAAGCAACCGTATTCATATAGAGCATTTGAGCCGTTGTATGCAGGTAGTACACCTGTATCAACAATAGATGGTACTAAACCGTTGGCAGCAAACAAATAATGCACACCAATAATCTTACCACGGATTACTTTAGGTGCGCTATAGTTTGAGCCTGCGTCTAGTGTGTCAGCAGCAACGTGGATTCTTACAACATAATTGTCGGGAATGTATTGGTAGTTGGCTGTACTGTTATTCTTAAATCTTAAAAATTCCATTGTGTTTCCTATTCGAAATAAAAAGGGACAGGATTTCTCCCATCCCTTATTTAGGTTAAATTACCAATTAAGCGCCTGATAAACCGAAAATGAGGCCTGCTCCCTTGGGATTGCGGCATTCCAAAGTACCTTCTTCTACGATCTGACCAATGATAGAATCACCAAGCTGACCGAGATCAACTTCTTGGAGAGGACGTAGTGAAGCATAGCTGAACCACATTGGATCGTAAAGCATAGCAGTAAAGTTGGCGTTGTTATCTAGACCAGAAACGGTAGTGTTAGCAATGCCCATAACGTAGTTAGGAACAACCATAATATCACCGAAGTCAGACATGTAAATCTCAACAGACTGACGGAGTTTACCATCAGCGTCAATGTTACGACGAACGTTACCGTCACCAGCGTTAGTAGTGCTTGAGCCAGCAGACTGAGCTTTAGCAGAGAACACACGACGGTTAGAGGGTGAAAGCATAAGCTTAGTAGCCTTACCACCGTTCTCATAGACGGCTTGCATAACAGTATCAACGTGTGATAGCTGTAGTGAAACTTTGTCAGCAGAGGTAACAGTTGTAAAGGTACCTGCAATACCGCCACCTTGGTTAGTAGGGGCAGTGTATTCAGCAGGAGTAGCTAATACGTTCAAAGCAGTAGCTGGAGTGGTAGTAGCTGAGGTGTAGTTAACCCAAGCATTGTAACCACCAAAGGTACGAGTACCAGAGCCATTGCTGGACTTCCAGCCGTTGACTAAGTCAAACTCAACGTCACGACGGAGTTCGGTACCACGCTTCTTGAGCTGGTAAGCGTATTCGTCGGCAACACCAGCTTGATCAACAGCACGCTTGGTACCAGTAACGGTAACGGTCTTGCTGTTAATCTGGGTGTAGTTACCTAGACGAGTACGGAAAGGCTCTGCAGCTTGAGCAGAGTTTTGAGTAGAGTAAGATACACCTTCGGCGACAGCACCAGATGTAGGAGCAGCTAGCTCGTCAGTTTGCCATTCGTGGAAAACTGCGGTAGCTTTGGTTTTGCCAATAGAGCTTAGGAAAGGAGTTTCGTCACGGCTAATCATAGAGATGAAATTAGCCAAGTCTTCCTTTTCAGAAACGTTTACTGCGTTACCTGTAGCGGATGCGCTACGTGCGGCGGCCTTAGGACCACCAGTTGCAAAGTTATTGCCTGCCATTTTATTATTCCTTTATAGTAAGAATCAAATTAAAGTTTTTTGCTTACTGAAGAAATACGTTTTAGAAAATCTAATTCGTCTTGTTTTGAGCCTTGCCCAGATAGAACTTTACTGCGTGATGTACTAACTTGTTCACGCTCTCTTTGTGTTTGCGGTGTCCCCTTTTTGGATGGAACCGATTTCACTGCAGGAGCTGCTTTACGTTTTGCTTCACCAGTATCTTTTGCTGTTTTTAGTTTACGGTAATCATTAATAAACTTAACTACTTCAGGGCTATAGATGCCTTCTAATAGTTGTTCTGGAATACCTTCTTTCAAAGCAAACTCTCTTACAGACAAAGCAACTTTATCTGAATAGTCCGGAATAAGATCAGTGATCTTTTCTTGGTACTGCTTCAGCAACACTTGTTGTTGTTCTGCTTGTTGTGCTTGAATCTTTTCAACTACAGCTTTTGTTTGTTCTTCTCTTTTGTTACGTGCTTTCCAATACTTTTCTTGTGTATCTTCTAACTGTTCTTTTAGTTCCCGTGCGGTGTACGTATCACCTTCTTCACGAGCTTTATCAATATCAGTTTTAAGTTTATGGTATTGTGAAGCTAGAGCTGTTTCCGCTTGAGTCAGTTCTTCATGAATGACCTGACCAAGTGTAACAATCTCTTGTAACTTTTCTGTGCGTTCGGCTTCGACTTGTTTCTTCAATTCGCCTAGTTCGCGCCCCTTCTGAGATAGATGTTTGTCAGTAGAATATCCTTTTCGGATTTCTTCTAAGGTAACATATTCTGTTTTACCATCAACGGTAACAGGAATACTGTATTCCCAATCAATGTCTTCTTCTGAAGGTAGATCAGCATTTTGGGTAGACGTATCATCCTCTGTGCTTTCTTCTTCTTCATCTGAATCTTTTGATTCTTCTTCATCTAGGTCTTTAGCAGATGTATCATCGTTTTCTTGGGCTTGTTGTTCTGCCGATGATTCATCTGGATTCGGGACGTCTTCGTCTTCTTGTGGTAGAGATTCCTGTAAACCAAGCAGTTTAGCTGCTGGTGAGTTACGTAGAATGTCATCAAGACTCTTTACTTCCGAATCATTACTATTGTATCCGTCATCAAATTGTGCACTGCTCACTTCTGAAGCAGGTGTATTGGTAGAGAGATGTTGCATAGTCATATAATTATTTTACCTTTGTGTCCGTTTATTTATACAGCTAATTTCTTAGCTTCTTTAGCAGCCTTCATCTTTTCAGCAAAGGATACTTCTGGTTGTGTTAGTCCATCTAAAGCTACAATAGCTTGATGTAGATTGACTAAGATAGGTGCATAGCGTTGGGCCAAACCAGTACCACCAGATTCGCCTGTACGGGCTAATTCACTGATAACTTCTTCGCGACTGCGAATAAGTACTTCTTTTGCTTTTTCATATTTATTCATTATTTTCCTTTGGCCCCTCTTGGGCATCTTTAGTTTGTTGTGCCATAAACCGTACGTTGTTACCGTACATTTCAATACCAACTAATTTTTCTTTAACACTACCCAGAGCCATAGCTGTGTGGTACAGAAACTCACGTTCTTTTTGAGCATGAGGTTCTGTCTTTAACCAAGTGACAAATAGGTCCGATAAGATCTCACCGTATGCTTCACCAAAGAATTGTTCTCTTTCTCTTTGTACAAACTGTGCTCGACCTAATGCTACTTGAGCATCTTTAAAAGGTTCTACTTTATATTCACCAGTATCATGGTTCATTCTTGGCTTAATCTTCTCTTCAAAGCCTTTACGATATTTATCCATTATTTATTTCTTTAGAAGAACCCTCCCGCCTTATTTCTAAGAGGGAAGGCCGTGTTGTTACATTGGTTGTTCTGCAGGAGCAGCAGCAGGTCCATTAACTTGTGGCATAGGTGCTCCGCCTTGTG